TTGTAGAAGTTTGATAACTCTTCTTCTAGGTCGCAGTATTGTAAGGCCGACTGATAATCTGGCAATGAATATATTGGCTCGCATGAAGGAGTTCTTACGAATGCTATCTCCGTATCTCCGCCAGAAGTTGTTCCGTATGCTGGCACTAGTCTTGGCCTGTATTTTGTTTGGAATCTCCAGTCAAAGCAATACCAAAAGTTTTCGATAGGGTCTGTTATCTCGATAGGCCTATCTACTGCGATTTGCTTCACGGGAATATGATAAAGTTTTGCCACATTCTTCCTATCTTTTGTATATACGACCTGAAGAGTATATTGGCCGTGCATTTTAAGGTCTTTTATCGCGAGCCTTACATCGTTCTTCGAGATAATCTTATCTATCTCTATATTGCCTTCTAGTCCTTCACCATAGATATACGAGCAATAAGCATCGATAACTGCGTTGTTGGTTGGCGACCCGATATATCTCTCCTCAACATATTGATAGTATGAGTTATCTTGGCCGTGCGTTAAATACTTTCCGGTATTCGTAAGGACTATCCTCTCGTCAGGCCTTACATAGTTGTTTAGTGAATGCGCTTGTATCTTTTTCATTTTCTTTGTTTATATTTGTATAACATTGTTCGTTATTGTATTAAAGCGATAGTTTTGTAGGTCATCGCTGGTCGTAACATACGCTTTCGTGCGATATATGATAGTCTCGTCCATTTTTCTTACCGTAACCTCGTAGTTTTCGCCATCCTTAAATCCAAAGTTTGGATAATATAATCTCATTTTGCCATTGAATATAGTAGTTTGGCTCAATACTCTTGTAGTGATTTGAGTAAGCTCGTTCCAAAAGTCCATATATGCTTCGGCAGGATACTCTGCTGGTATAATCTCCATAAACAGAGAGCTTGTTCCGCCAGTAGTCATATCAACCGTTATCAAAGTGCTATCGACCGATATGATGGTTGTATCTACCGTGAATGATAGGAATCCTATATCTTCTACATTGATAATCTTCATTGCTTTTCTTTCTTTTTTTTAAGACAGACTTTTTAGTTTTTGTTTTTAATATAGCAAAACGAGCTGGCTAGTGCCACTCTTCGACTTAAAAAATCGATAAAAGTGAGTTTTTGGACCATAGCAGGCATCGCTCCATTGCTGTTTTTTCCAAAATGTCCCTACATAAGGAGGAGTTAAGAGAGAGAGGGTGGATTTTGACTACTTATACTTCTTAAATACCCACCATAATCTTATCGCCGAGCGGCCATCAGGCCAGCGGGTATAAATATATAAAAACGAAAAACCCATCCAAATGAATGGATGGGTCTTTCTCTCTGTTGTTCCGCCAGGAAGCATCGAGTTTATATAGTCGCAGGAGATACCAACGCGTTTAGCGCAGTAACCGCAGCCGGCTCTAAATAGTAGATAGGTTCTGGCTCGGTCGCAACCGCAGTCAAAGTATATCCGTTTAATGAATCCAATGTTCCGCCTACTCCGTTTGTAGAGCTTACTTCGCATCCGTGGTTCTTGCCTAAAAGAACGATTTGCCCTGTATTAAGTTCGACAAATACTAAAGGCCGCCCATAAATCATCATTTTCACCTGGTATTCTTTAAGCTTATCGATTTTAGTCAATATGAAGGTAAGAGTTTGAGTGTATAGAGTTGTTCCATTATCTCTAGAAGATGCTGAGGTTTGAGCCAAAGTATTTCCAGAGTTTTTAAGCTCGTATTTGTATACGACAGATAGAGTTCCTAGTCCAGTAATGATATGTCCCGCATCCGTAGAAGAAGCAGTCATTCCGTAGTTTTCGTAGTTTGCTAAATATATCGCTTTGTAACCAGATACTGCGTTCTTGCATTCGAGCTCGAGCATCCCTTTTGTTATATCACATGCCATGTTATTTATTATATTTTTATATAAAGCGCCTAACTTTCGCCAGGCGCATTATTTATTTATTATGCTAGGTAAGCAACAATCTCTGGTCCGTAAGTATATCCTACTCCACCAGTGAATACCACTTTAGTCCTGATGTTCCCATCTAATCTGTCTTGATCGTCCGATAACAAAACTTCATTCACATCCGATTGTAAGCCTGTTAAGAATCCGATGTTTCTTACTCTATATACCAAGATAGTTTTAGCTGGCAAAGATGCTACGCTTTGTAGAGGCCATCCTGCGTAAGCTGGTTCTAGCTTATCTGCTCCGGTGTTGAATCCTTGTCCTGATAACGCTTGTGAAGCATATCTAGCAACATCGTTTGATACAACCCATACAAGGTCGCTTTCTCCTTCGATTTCTGGCAATACGCTAGCATAAACTCTGTCTAGTTCAGCATAAACATTCGCTCTTGATAAAGAAGCAGAAGCAGTCAATAAAACTACTCCAGAAGATGCCGTAGCAAACTGCCTCAATAATCCATTAAACTGGTCTGTAGTTCCATTTCCGTTCCAGATTTGGTAATCTACTTTTGCTGCCATGTTATCAACGATAGCTCCTAAAATCGCTGTTTGGAAGTCAGCAGGGATGTCGTTGTTTGCTCCGAATAATCCTTGAGTTTGAGCTTGGAAAGTAGAATAAAACTTATCTTTACAAAGTTCGTGTTGGATTTGGTATTTTTTAACAATAACCTCTTTTTCAGTATATGCTACGGTTCCAGTTGGATCCCATCCGCAAGCATAAGCTGATATATCGCCTGTATAAGCGATTTTTGGCAAAAATCCTGACCCAATAACATTTGGAATCACGGTGATAAGCCCTTTGTTGATAGTATCTGCTTTCTTAAAAGCAGCTACGAAAATCTCGCCAGCTAATACCCCAGCGTAGTTTGATGTTACATTTAATGTTGTAGCCATGTTTTTTTATTTATTTTTTGTTTTTGTTTTCTGCTACTATCCTTGATAATCTCTCCATAGTAGTTTCTTTTTCTTTCGTCTTAGCCTCGTTTGCTCCAAGTTTGATAGAAGAAGGCTGTTTGCTTAACTCTTCAACCTGCGCCGCCAAAGCCACATTCTGGTTTAAGACATCCTGTAGTTGTTTTGTTATATTTTCAACAAGCGCTTTGTAGTCGATAGATTCTGCTGGCATGCCTTCTGCTACAGATTCTATGATGTCCTCCATGATAGATTCAATAGCGTCCGATGCAATCTCTTCTTCAATCGATGCCTCTACTGGTGCCTCTGGAGCTACTTCTTCTTCAACTGCCAAAGTCTCTTCAACTGGTGCCTCTTCTGCTTCTGCCGCAACTTCTGCTACTGGCTCAGCCGAGATGATGATGCCTTCTGCGTCAGTGATAACCGTTTTGCCTTCTACTACCAACTCTGCGTTCGCGTATGGCAATGCTCCTGCGCCATCATTCTTATCCAAAGTAAGTATTTCTCCTACAGAATAAGTATTCGCATTTAAGATTCCTTCTGGCGTCTCGATGCTGCCTAGGTTCGCCTCAGCTGTAAGCTTTCCGACGATTCTGCTTAACTCTTTTAATAGATTCATTTTTTCTTTATTTTTTTTTGTTATAGTCATCTCTACCTTCTTCATATTTAATATGCTATCGATAGAAAATCCCCTGACTTTTTGGGCCTTTATCAGTTCCCAGGTGTCATTATCTTCAACATATGCGCTAGCCATCCAGGTTCCAACAGGAAGGTCCTTAAAGCCAAGTGCGTTTGCTTTATCATTTTTGCCGTCTTCTACAATCCAACTCTCTACGAAAGTAAGATTTTGTATAGCCGCGTTCTCGTCGTGCCCGATAGTCGAGTTATGCTGATAGTCATTTCTCATAAAATCTTGGCTAAACATTCTTATCTCATTTTCTCCGAATACGAGATTGTATTCTGTATTGCTGCCTTTATCGAATCTTAAGATTTTTTTGTTCGGTATAAGCACTGGTCCAGTGATAAGTCTTTTTTCTCCTTCGAGCGCGAGCTTTATTTGTTCTTGCTCTTTCGATAAGGCGATAAAAAACTTCTCCATTGCTGGATCTTCTACTAGCGAGATGGCATATACGCCGTCGCTTTCTTCTGGTTTGTATACTACTTTGTATAGGTCTAGGTTATCCATATATTTTAAGACATGATTTTTTATTTTGTTATATTTTTATAGGAAGGTAGCATTCTTCTGTATATTCCTATCTAGCGCTTGTTGAGTAGTCATATCGGTTCCAACAACATACGCTTTAACTGGCTGTTGTTGCTGAGCCGCGATAGTCGCTGCCAACTGGTTCGACGAAGAGCTGCCAACTATATTAAACTTTGCTTGCGGCGCAGCAGCTGCCGCAGCTCCACCTGTATCTGCTCCTCCTCCACCTACTTTTGATAGGGCTTTTGCGGTTGCTGCTATATTCGCCGCTATACCGAGACCAGTCGCTATATTATTCATTGCGATGATTGGCGCTGCTGCACCTGGAACAAGCGCATTTGCCGGAGAAGCCAATGCCTGAATGTTTGCTTGGTTGTTCGATATAATCATCTTTCCAATACCGATTGCGGAATCTGCTATGATAGATGCTCTCATTAAATCTTTGCTATCTTCTGCGAATACTCCTAAAAGACCAGCGGCAGAGTCGGCTAATCCCATCTCGGCAGCGAGCATATCTTCTTTATGTTGAAGCTTTGCATTTTCAATGTCGATTATTTTATCTGCTTCATTTTTAGCAATGTTTATATTATTCTGCGAGATCAACTCATTCGCAGCATTTTGAGTCTTGCCGTTTTCGTTTGTTATTGATAAAATCTTATCATTCAATGAATAGTATTCATTTAAGATTTTGTTCCTTTGTTCTTCGGTCAGTGTTTTTAAGTCTACCTTATATCCAAAAAGTTTGTTTATTTGTTCGCTATATTCATTTAACTTTTTTATATCATCAGCCGATAATGCTTTTTTAGCGTCAGTTTTATCCAATATATTTTTTATATCAGTATATGTAGTTAAAGAGCCCTCTAATGTTTTTTTCTGGTCTTGTTGAGTCCGAAGTATATTGGCAAGCCCTTTTTCTTCCCTCTTAAAAAGTATTTCTGTTATTCTTGCTCGACGATTATATGTATCTTCTATGCTGGCAGCCATTTTACTCTCGGCCTTTATCTGGTCGA